AGAGGATTACGAGATTCTCTGGAACTCAAAGAAACAGGGTGTCATCTTTGGCGATTATCCCGGTGGAGACAACTCTGAGCCCGGCGAGTACAAGTTTAAAGGCGACCTCAATAACATTCCAGTCGCTCCAGATTGGTTGCTCGCTGAAATGCGTGAACCGCCTAAGACCATCATTAAGCGTGATCTTGACTTCTCTGATCGCACGAATGATGAGATCTTTCAGATTATCAAGGACTGCCTAGATGTAATACCTAATAAAGGCAAGGGATCTCGCGATCACTGGGTCAAAATTGGAATGGCCATCAACTCTGCTCTGCCTACAGAAGCAGGAATGATGCTGTGGTCCTCTTGGTCCTCAGACGATCCAGACTTCGAAGAGGAGTGGAAAGACGACAACCCCTGTGAACACATCTGGCATTCCTTCAAAGGCAACGGTGTTGGACTTGGCACCCTGATTCACTTGGCTGATCTTGAAGACCCTCATCGTCATCGGTTTTCAGAAGACCTAGCCAAAGCAGTTAAGTCCGCAGAAGACAAGCAGGTTCAGGAGTACAGGCAATCAACCTTGGATTACGAAGAGGTCATCAAACGCGCCTTCGAAATCCTCAAACTTGATAACCCCGCTGAAGTCAACTACAAGCTCAACTCTCTTGCGCTCCAAGCGGGTTACCGCGATCAAACCGCTCTTGAAAAGCTGATCGTTGATCAGATCGCTTATGAAAAAGCACAATCGCTGATGACTGTGAAGAAGTTGATGAAGCTGGATGAGAAACGCGGCTATCTCATCCCAGACGTTCTTCCCCACCCTTCAGTCATCCTCATTTACGGCGCTGGTGGTGATGGCAAGTCAACTGCCGCTTGGGCTCTCGCAAAACACATTGTTAGCGGCAAGCCCTTCAAGGTTCGCGGTGCTGACGTTCCAATTCAACAAGGGCCTGTCCTTCTGCTGAATGGAGATCAACCTCTGATTCAGCTCAAAGAGCAACTGATTGAAGCTGACTTCCCCATCACGGATCAGACCTTCATCCAAACCGACTGGCAGCTTCAACGCTATGCACAGTTCATCAAGCTAATGGAAACGCATAAGCCAAAGCTAGTCGTTATTGACTCGCTGATTGGCTGCTCTGGTGGACGCGCCTTTGACGAGAACAAGTCTGATTTTGCTACTCCGCTCTACTGGTTGACCAAGAACAACGGTGATCTGTTTCCAGCCACCACAATCCTCATCATTCACCACGCCAACAAAAACGGTGGCTTCCGTGGCACCTCTGCCATCCGTGATGCCGTAGATGAGACTTGGAGCCTTAAACGCCCTGAAAGCGACCCTCAGAAGCGCTCTAAGCAGCAACAGCAGCTTCAACCTCATGAACGGTTAATCGAAGTGGAGAAGAGCCGCTCAGGACGCTCTGGTACGCATTTGATCCTTGGGCAAAGCGATGACCTGGACTTCTACATCGCTGACTTCACTCCTGAGATGGACCCCGATGACAACGCTCCATCCTCCGTTCAAGGCAGGGTCCTTAGCCGCTTGCGGACTGCTTACCCCGAGTCACGTACCAAAACCGATCTCATTGCAGATCGTCTGGTTGCTGGCTCTCCAGCTGCAATCAAGAAAACGCTCCAAAGGCTGGAAGCTCAACAACTTATCGTCTCAAGCGTCTCAGAAGGTTCCCGTTCCAAACAATACAGAGCTAATCTCGCGCGTGGAGAGGGTTGGAGCGTGTCCCCTTTAACTAAAAAAGCCAGTGATGGAGCGGTTTCTGGTACGGGACAAAAGGATGGGGACACGCCTTTATGTCCCCCTTTGATGGATGGTGCGGTTGAGATTGAACTCACTGAAGAAGAACGGGGACAAATCTAATTGTCCCTACCCCTTGTCCCCATGCAAATCCATTGGCCTGACTGGTTTTTGGAGCGTGGGGACATATTTTGCATCTATACGCGCGTGAGAGATGAACTGGACTGAGATTTTGGAGCGTGGAAACGTTCCAGAGCCCCCCGGTTATCACGAGACCGTTGCTCGAATAAACTTCAAGCCAGCCAAACCGCGTGTCAAACCGTCTCGCAAAACTAAACAACGTTCAAAACGTAAGTAACATCTATCCATGAAAAAAATTGAAACCCTCCTTCCAGAAGAGCTGGTTGAAACTCTTTCTGCTGAAGCCAAAAAAAAAGGTATTCACAGGTCAGAATTGATACGTGAACGCCTTATGCAACCACCTAATCATTTGGGTCTTACTACAAGTGATTTTCATAAAGCGGTTACAAGAGTTCGTCGTCGATCCAGCTATGGTCTGGATAGGCAGCAAGCTGAAAGCCTTGTCGCCACTGTATTTAATGAACTTTTCAGCTCCAACGATGGGGACTAAAAACTCTTATCTGCATTACTGCCAGATCTCTGACAAAAACTGCCCTATGGCAGTAATACGCTTTACATCGTTTGATACAGATAATAAACCGTTAGCCGTTGAACAAGTCACTTATGAGTCCAACATGGATTACATGGAGCGACAAGTTATTAATGCACTGCGTTGCAATGTAGAAATCAGCATTCTTACCTCCACACCTATTCATAAATTTAAAAAACTGCGTTACATTTTTGATTGTGAGCTATGAACCATGCCACAACCAAAATCGGGCCGTCAGATCATTATGGAGCGTCTTAACAAGGCGATTCGATTAGCAACAACAGCTGACTTGCAAAGAGCTGCAATGTTTTTAGAGGGAGCAAGAGAAGTCAGACAAGGCTCTCGTCGTCACCGCACCAATGCACGCTCTGCCCAAGCAACTGCTTGGAAGAAAAAAGTTGACAACTCAATAACATGGTAACATTCGTTTAGTATTTTAAAGCCGATGGCGACGAAGCACGGCAACCGCGTATATATCCAAGTCCTGTTGGAACCTAATCGTGGAGAACTCTTCATGAAAGAAGCTGCTGCACTAGGTGTAAAACCTTCAGCATTAATCAGAGATCTCGTTTACGACTACGTTGCTTCAATGACTAACGAAGAAGCGTATACGGATGCTTTGTTAAACGACAGAAAAAAATGGCAAGACGCTGTGGACGCCAGACTTGAGGGCAGAGCTAGAAATCGACGCGCCAAGTCTATAAAAGAATGTTCTGAGACTCCAGATCCCCAATGTGATTAACCGCCTGGCGTAACATCAGACCCTGATAAAAATTCTGTTGCATAAGGGCTACACATAAGTCTCGTACTTCAGCTAAATTTTTTGTCTCTTTTATTCCACGGCAACTGCACTCAAGGTTTAGCTGTGCTTCCAGGCTTGGCTTGATAACCATCCAGTCCATTGGAACGCTCCAGTGAATGCAAGTAACGGCGTTCGGAAGCGTATGGCTCCCTTGCACGCATGATGTCACCGGCAACGGGAAACAGCCACTGATCAACCCGTACACAGTATTTAAGGTTGTACGGGTCCATGCAACCAACAACGACTGTTCCCCAGAAAGCCGTCAAGTAGCTCCAGGCAACGTACCAACTCATGCAACGCTTGGCATTACAGTTAAGTGATTATTGTAATGGCCAGTTTCTGCATAACTTTTCATTGGGACGTTTGACATTGCATGAAACACCATTTGCCCAATTTTCATGCCTGGATACAACATTTGCGCATGATGTACTCTTTCATTTTTAAGCTCAAGAGTTAATCTTGACCCGTGCCACCCTGGATCGCACCAGCCAGCAAGCAAATGATTAAGACCAGATCTTGCGCGGCTTGATTTCAGTACAAATTGACAGCTGATATCGTTTGGCAGGTTAAATAACTCAACTGTCTCAGCCAAGCAAAACTCGCCGGGCTCTAGCCTATACGGCTCTTCTTCTGTGTAGTGTGAGATGTCAACACGAATCAAGTCAGGACTAAAAATACTTTCAACCATTAGATAATTTCCCAGCAATACGTCCAAACTTGCTGGATTCAACAGCTCTGGATTGAATGGGACAACCATATTGCTTTTGTTACACCGGGCTTTTATTTCCCAATCGCAAAGGACTGCCACGTCTTGTCGCCAAAAACCCACCTTACAGGTCATCCACCAGGATCACCCATCCTGTTTTGGGTCCGTCAACAGACCACCTCGGGTAGAACTCAGACTGCCGGATTCGTACATTACGCCCCTTGCTGACATTCTTGTGACCACCTCTAACCATGTCAGGTAGGCCACGTGGATCTTGAAAAATCCACTCAGGGTCATTGGAATATTTTCCTGAAAAACCA